TATTTAGTGACGTCCCGGCAGATAAAGTAGATGAACTGTTGGAGCGAATAACACTACTGAAAAAGTCTTGGACTTGGAAGAGCAAGGACAAATGTCAAGTAATAGAAAGCTATTAACTAAAATAAATAAATTATGATTGAATCACTAGGTTGGATTTTTGTTGCGATAATTGTTGCAAATATAGGGACGAGAATAGCAAAAGTATTATTTCCGGAGGATTGGAAATAAAAGGTTTTAAAGCAACTTTAAATTAAAAAAGTATTATGAGGTTATTGGGTTACGAAATTAGATTAGGAGTTTTTAAAGGGGTACTGTTTGGAATAAGACATTACCCTTTTGAGGATTTGGAAATATACGAAGAAGATATTGTTATTTACTTTGGGATTTTTCAGCTAGTAATTACAAGAATTTATCAAAAATAATTTTTTTGTACCTTAGACAAAAAATATTTTTATTATGATTAAATCCAAAATTGAACACGTTTTAATTTCTACACTAAAGGAAAATGAAAACAATCCAAGAAATATAAACAGGCATAAATTTGAAAAATTAAAAAACAGTATTAAGGATTTTCCTGAAATGTTAGCTTTAAGACCAATAGTTGTAGATGAAGACAATATTATTCTAGGCGGAAATATGCGATACAAGGCTTCTAAGGAACTTGGACTGAAAAAGGTTTATGTTATACAGGCCAAAAATTTAAGTGACGCACAGGTAAAGGAATTTATAATTAAAGATAATGTAGGTTTTGGGGATTGGGATTGGGATATTCTTGCTAATTCTTGGGACACTAGCTTATTGACTGATTGGGGTGTAGATGTTTGGAAAAATTCAGATGATTTCAGTTTTGATATTGAAGATGAAGAAGAGGAAGAAGAGGAAAAAAGAAAAATCTCAGACGACAATTATAGTTCCTTTGAAATAATAATGTATCACGAAAATAAAATAAAGCTAGTTTCAGTTTTATCTAAAATAAAAAAAGAAAAGCAATTTGATAAACTAGAAGATGCTTTAATGACATTAATAGAAAATTACTAATATGATACCAAAAAATATAAAATACGAGGAAAACAATGCTTTTATTTCATTTGACAATTCTGTTGCAGGTTTAGTCTTTGATGATAGTAAACACGAACAATATCCAATTAGATATTACAATTTAATAAACGGAGAGGGACTTGAAATTAAAAAAGACTGTAGTTACTACGGATATGTTTATAGTGGCTCTATTGTCTTAGAAAAGGCTGATACGCCTGATTTAGTTCTAGAGGACGGAATGTATTTTTCTATGACTGCACCTTTTAATATAAAATCAAAAACAAAAGATTCTAAGGCTGTAATAATAGAAGTTCTGCACACCAAAGGAATTTACCCTGAAACAAAATACAGAGCAGTTACTACAGTAGGCGGAAAAATTGAAGAGAAAGGCAGGCTTAAATATATTGATGGCTGTACAGATAGCTTATTAATACCTCCTGTAAAAATGGGCGACCCTTGTTTTAATCATTTATCTTTTCCTAAAAACATAGACCAAACACAGCACACGCACCCGTCACACAGAATTGGAATCGTGGCAAATGGTTACGGTAGATGCCTCACACCTTTTGGGACTTTGCCTTTAGTTAAAGGAATGATTTTTGTTATAAAAGAATGGGACGCAAAAACCTACAATAAAGGTTTAGACGGAAAAGATTATCCAAATGGGCAGCACAGTTTTGAAACTAGGGAAAGCGGAATGAACGTAATAGCATTTCACCCGGATAGTGACTTTGGTGCAACAGACATAAATCACCCAATGATTAACAGAACTTTAGTAACAAATGAAGATGGGGATTTAGTTTCTGCCGGTACTATTGAATCAATTAGAACTGAATAAATGGCTACAAGAAAAAAACAATACAACGAACAAAATGTATTTGATGCAGGTATTAGCAGAATAAATTATTTATACGAATCATTTGATAATGTAATAGTAAATTTTTCAGCAGGAAAAGACAGCACAGCAGTATTAAATTTAGCCTTAATAGTTTCTAAGAAATTAAATAAAAGGCTTACAGTCAATTTTTTTGATGAAGAAGCAATACACCCTCCGACGATAGAATATGCTGAAAGAGTAAGAAAGGAGCATAATAATATTGATTTTAATTGGTACTGCTTAGAATTCAAACACAGAAACGCCTGCTCAAATGAAGAGCCGTTTTGGTACTGTTGGGACAAAACAAAGGAGGATAAATGGGTTAGGGAATTACCAAAGAATGCAATTACTTCGCACAGTAAATTTGTAAAGGGAATGAGCTTTCAAGAATTTAGCACGCTTTTACCAAATCAAGCTGATGGCCTTTCTGTTATAATGACAGGCGTAAGAACGCAGGAGAGTTTTCGTAGAATGAAAGCAATGTCAATGAAAAAAAATGATAATTACATATCAAGGGATAAACACGTTGCACACGCTCACCCGATATATGATTGGAGTAGTGAAGATGTTTGGCTAGCTGTAGTGAAATTTGATTGGGACTACAATAAAACCTATGACGTAATGAATCAAACTAAAATGTATAATAACTTTTTAAGTCAAAGAGTATGCCCTCCTTTTGGAGAAGAGCCTTTACGGGGTTTATGGCTTTATGCAGAATGTTTTCCTGAAATGTGGCATAAGATGCTTAACAGGGTTAAAGGAGTTGGGACGGCTTGGAGATACGCAAATACAGAACTTTACGGCATAGGTAAAAAAGCAAAGCCGGACGGGATAACATATAAGAAATGGGCTGAAATAATACTTGAAAGTTATGACAAGTCAGTTATAAATACAGTTAAAAAAAATCTTAATTCAATAATAAAAAGACATTTTGATAAAACAAATGATGATATACCCGAAGAAAATCCGCACCCTCTTACCGGTACGTCTTGGGCTTTTATTTGCAAGCTATCAATAAAAGGAGATTTCAAAGGTAGAACAGGACCCTCTCTAGAGGGAAACGCAATTAATGCACAAAAAAAACTAGGAATAAACTCCTTTGATGAAGCAGTTATAAAATTTGGCAAAAAAGAATACATAAATAAAAGATTTAATAAATGAAACAACCACTAGACAAAATTAAATGGATTGACCGGGAAGAAATATCTCCAAACAATTACAATCCCAATAAGGTAGCACCGCAGGAACTAAAGCTGCTAAAAACATCTATAAAAGAGGACGGGTGGACGCAGCCAATAGTAATAAATTCAAATAATACTATCGTTGACGGTTTCCATAGGTGGACGGTATCAGGTCATAAAGAAATTTATTCACTAACAAACGGGAAAGTTCCGGTAGTGGTTATACAGTCAGAAAATAAATCGCAGCAGCAAATGGCTACAATTAGACACAATCGAGCAAGGGGAACTCACGGTGTACTAGAAATGAGTAATATTATTTCTGATATGGTAAAGCAGGGAGTTTCAGGGGACGAAATTGCGCTTAGGCTAGGAATGGAAAAAGAGGAAGTAGTAAGACTACTTTTTAGGTCAGGTATTCCTAAAAGTGAAGTTTTTAAAAATAAGGAATTTAGTAAATCTTGGACACCAAAATAAAATGAGCAAGTCAGAAACATATAGACCTCTCCCTGCAAACGTAACTATAGGAAAAAGTAATATTGACGGCTTAGGTTTATTTGCAACAGAAACTATAAAACGAGGCCAATTTATAGGCGTTACTCATTATATTATAAACGATATAAAATATAGAACTCCTTTAGGTGGTTTTTATAATCATAGCATAAAAGCAAATACAGTAAAAGTTCAGGGCTTATATTTAAAGTCTAGAGATTTTGTATTTAATCTTAAAGCAATAAAGACAATACAAAAGGGAGAGGAAATATTATGTGAATACACTTTCTATAAATTAAAAAAATAATGAACAAAACTGAACACCATAAAAAAGCAATACTAGAAGCCCTCGAAAAATCACTAGGAGTTGTCACAACTGCCTGCAAAAGCGTTGGAATAGGTAGGACACAGTTTTATAATTGGTTAAAGCAGGACGAAGAATTTTCTGTCTTGGTTGAAGATATACAGAATATTGCTCTAGACTTTGCGGAAAGCCAACTGCATAAACAAATTGGGGAGGGTAACACATCAGCTACAATTTTTTATCTAAAGACAAAAGGTAAAAAAAGAGGCTACATTGAAAGGCAAGAAATTACAGGAGCAGATGGAATGCCTACAAACTTTCAAATAGAAATAATTGGGCGAAATAAAGATAAAGACTAATATAGTCTATGAGCATTTATTAGATTCTGACAAAAAAATTATAATTGAACAGGGTGGGACTAGGTCAGGAAAAACTTATAACATAATTCTTTGGATAATTTTACAATACTGTACGCATAACGTTAACAAAGTTGTTACAATATGCAGGAAGTCATTTCCTAGTTTACGAGCAAGTGTTTTAAGGGATTTTATGGGGATATTGCAGTCATATAATATGTATGATGAAAAATACCATAATAAGTCAAATTCTGAATATCATCTTTTTGGAAACCTAGTTGAATTTATTTCTCTAGACCAACCGCAAAAAATAAGAGGTAGAAAAAGGGATTTACTTTTTATAAACGAGGGAAACGAATTATATTTTGAAGATTGGCAGCAGTTAGTTTTTCGTACCCGGGAAAGAATTGTTTTAGACTTTAACCCGTCAGACGAATATCATTGGATATATGACAAAGTAATACCTAGAGACGATTGCGATTTCTTTAAAACTACGTACCTAGATAACCCGTTTGTTGAAGAAAGTATTATCAAGGAAATAGAAATGCTTAAAGATACTGACGAGCAGTATTGGCAGATTTACGGTTTAGGAGAAAGAGCAGCTAGTAGAAGCACAATATTCAAATACTTTGAAGTTTCAACTATTCCTGAAGATGCTAAATTAATAGCTTACGGAATGGATTTTGGCTACACCAATGACCCTAGTACATTTGTTTCTGTTTACACTTTGGAACATAACCTGTATATAAAAGAACATCTTTACAGAACCCAAATGACAACAAAAGATATTCACGAATTTTTAAAAACAGAAAACCTATCTAAAAATCCTATTTATGCGGATAGTGCAGAGCCAAGACTTATAAAAGAACTTAAAGCAATGGGGCATAATATATTTCCAAGTCTAAAAGGTAAAGATTCAATTAACGCCGGTATTGATTTATTAAAGAGGTACAAGATAAATGTATTATCTACATCAACAAATGCTATTTCAGAATTCAGGAATTACAAATGGCGAGAAGATAAATCAGGCTCGTTGATTAATATACCGGAGGACAAGCATAATCATATAATTGATTCCTGCCGTTACGCTACTTACTCCATTTTAAGTAGGCCAAACTTTGGAAGTTACGCCCTAAATTAAAAATAAATTAAAAAAAGTTATTAAATTTTTTGTTGATTAAATAAATAATACTTAGATTTGTAGAGTTGGTAATAAAGCCGGCAAAAAAAACAGAACAGATGAACGCTTACAGAGAAACAGAATTAAGAAATATGTTAAGAAGTGGGGACGATATTTCAATAGATGTCATTGATACATTTACCGGGGAGGAAATTGATAGCAAAATTTTTAATAACAGAACTCACCAAATTGAGGAAGTTCTTGATTATATTACAGCTAATGAATATGAATATGATGTATATTTTTAAAATTAATTTAATAAAAACAGGACAAATGAAAAAATTACAAAATATATTTTTAATAATAGCTGCAAGCTATTTTATAGGTAGAACATTAATAGGTTTAATTTTTAATATTTAAGATATGGAATGGTATGATAGTTTAAATCCACTAGAGCAGGACGAGTTTGAATGTTCAGAATGCGGCGCACCAATAGCAACAGATAAGCAGTATTGTTCACAAAGTTGTTTTTCAGCTAGTATGCGATAAAGTTTAAAATTATACGGCGTGCAATCGTAGGAAAGAGGTAGTCAGAAATGGCTGCCTTTTTTTTATTATCTTTATTCAAATAAAAAACTAAATAAAACCCGTTATAATAGTATGTCATTAAAAGTTAAAATACCAAATACATTAAGTGAAATCACTTTAGGCCAATATAAAAGGTTTCTTAAAATTCAAAAGAATGAATCAGAAGATAGGTTTGTAAATGCTAAAATGATTGAAATTTTTTGCGGCCTAGATTTAAAAGACGTTGTCAGGTTAAAGCTAAGGGACACTAACGATATTATAACCGTCCTAAGCGAGTTATTTAATGAAAAACCTAGTCTTGTATCAAAGTTTAAATTAAACGGCACAGAATACGGCTTTCACCCGGAATTAGACGATTTACTGCTAGGAGAATATATTGACCTAGATAATTTTATAGGCGATTGGGATAATATGGAAAAAGCTATGAATGTTTTATACCGGCCAATATTAGTTTCTTTGAAAAACAAATATAGCATAGAAGAATACCGGGTTGAAAAATCAGATAATTTATTGGATATGCCAATGGACGCAGTTATGTCTGCAATTTTTTTTTTGTGGAATTTAGGACTAGAATTGTCGCAAGTTATGACGAACTCTTTGGAGCAGGAGGGGGCAGAAGTCTTGACGCAATATCTCAATTCTCAGAAAAGTGGGGTTGGTATCAATCAATTTATGGCCTCGCTCAAGGAGACGTTACACGATTTGAAAATATCACTAAGTTAAAAATGCACAAATGCTTTACGATGTTATCATTTATGAAAGACAAAAATCAGGTAGAAGCACAACAAATAAAAAAGAATTTTAAATGAGCAATCAAGGAGTAAGAGGTTTTTATCAATTAACTGAAACCATAAAAGAAGAACTGTTAAAAGACGTAAACGTAAACACAGTAACTACAGGGGACATCACAGACGTAAACCTTAATAAACAAGATATATTTCCACTTAGTCACATTATTATTAACAGCGTAGTAGTTAACGAGCAAACTCTAGATTTTAATATAAGTGTATTGGCCTGCGATATTGTAAATGAATCAAAGTTTCAAACAGAAGATATATTTACCGGCAACAATGATGTTCAGAATATTTTAAACACTCAATTAGCGGTATTAAATAGGCTTATTCAAAGACTTAGAATGGGACAACTCCATACAGATATGTACCAATTATCCGGAAGCCCTAGCTTAAATCCTTTTTACGATAGGTTTGAAAATCATTTAGCAGGTTGGACGGCTACAATGGACGTACAAATTTATAACGATATTTATATTTGCTAATGGAATACAATAATCTAGAAGAGGAACTAAATAATTTTTCTAAGTATGTTATTCAACAGGCTAGAACAAATTTAACAAAGGACGATAAAAGAGGTTCTTTGTATGAATCATTGTCTGCTGAAATTATAATTGAAAACGACGCTATATTTGTTGAATTTTTAATGAATGATTATGGAATTTTTGTGGACGAGGGAGTAAAAGGGGCGAATCCTAGATTAGTTGATAGCAATATAACCGGAAGAGTAGGAATTCAAAAAGCACCGTTCAGCAGGTTTAAATATAAATCGAAAAAACCGCCTCTAGATATTCTTATTAATTGGGCTAAAAGTAAAAATATAAGGTTTAGAGTTAAAAAAGGAAAAAAGGGCGGAGGTCAATTTAAAGTGGGTTCTTATAGGTCAATGGGATTTTGGCTACAGAAAAGCATTTACGCACAGGGTTTAAAAGGAAATAAATTTTTTTCTAAGCCTTTTGAAAGAGGCCTTAAAAGATTGGGAGACGATATAATAAACGCTTACGCTTTAGACGTTGAAAACACAATAATACTAGGAATAAAACAATAAAAAAATGGCAAATATCTGTTTAAGAAATCCGCAATATAAGTCAATCGGAGTAACCAATACAAACGTTTTATCAACCGTTTTGTATCTTCTTATTGATAACACATTAAGGTACACAATAGCAAAAAATAAAGTTGATAATTCAAGCTTTACAAGTTTTGAAATTTCAGAACTAGCAAGAGATTATTTAATTATAAATTACGGAACTAATAATTTTCCTGCTACAATTAGTGTAACCTCTGTTTTAACAAATTTTGACGATTATAACGGGACGGGAAATACTGTTGGATTGAATGCTAATTATTTTGACGTAGGTTGGGAGGCTTACGGCCTTTATGTGGACGGTGCAAATCCTATAAATCCGGTTTATAGGTCAATAAGTGGAGGGACTTGGTTATTGGCTGCAGATTCACTTTCTTTTTCAGTTAATAAATTTGAGGTTTTTTGGCCTAAAGACGTTGGCGGTTATGTGGCAGGAATGGACGCAGCAGGATTGCCTACTATTCACTTTATAGGTCCAACAGCTACAAGCTACCAAGCTAATAATATAGACGAGGAATTAAAAATAACTAGAATTAATTGCAGTAAATACGGGGACGGTAGAGAGATTATATTTGTTAATAAATTTGGAGTTTCACAGGAGCTTTGGTTTTCATTAAAAGAAGTTCAAAATCTTGGCAGGAAAAACGAATCTTATAAATCAAATACAATGTATCTACAAGATGATATAGACCCTTACTACGATACTAGCGATGCGCCGGTAAAGACATTTAATACACAAGCTAAAAAAACCTACACGCTGAGCTCGGGTTATTATCCTGAATGGGCGGTTGAATATTTTGAGCAGCTACTATTAAGTGAATATGTATGGATGAAAGTTTATAGGAGGCAAAATCCCTCCGCAAGCCCGGTAACGATACCGGTAAAGGTTAAGTCATCATCAATAAAAATAAAGACAAGCTTAAACGATAAGTTAATAGATTATACAATAGAGTTTGAAGATGCTTTTGATTATATAAATAACATACGATAACATAGAATAACATAGATGCAGCAGCTAGAATTATACATTGAGGGGAACAGGATTGATTTATTCAAAGACGAAACGGTTTCTATTACGCAGACAATTCAAAACGTAAAGGATATAAGTAAAATTTTTACATCATTTACAAAAACGTTCTCGCTGCCTGCTAGTAAAAACAATAATAAAATTTTTAAGCATTTTTATAATTATAATATCGCAGATGGGTTTGATGCAAGAATAAAAAAATCTGCAGAAATACAACTTAATTCAATACCTTTCAAAACAGGTAGGATAAAGCTAGAGGGAGTGGAGTTAAAGGATAATGTGGCTTACATTTATAGAATTACATTTTTTGGAAATACGGTTGAACTGCCGGATATTATAGGAGACGACAAGTTAGGCTCGCTCCCATTTTCAGGCTCTGATTATCAACTTACTTACAGCCCCGACGAAATTAAAGAATTTTTATCTAAAGACAAAACATCTTCAGGAACAGGAGTAAATGAAAATATAATAGTACCTTTAATTACTCACTCTCAAAGACTTTTTTATGATAGTGTGGCGCATACGAACGGCGACGGAAATCTTTTTTACCATACAGGTTCAGGCCAAAATTTGCACGGTGTTTTTTGGAATGAGCTAAAATATGCGGTTAGGCTTTATGCTATTATTGAACAGATTGAAGAAAGATATAGCGCAGCAAATGGCTATGAATTTCCTATACAATTTTCTAGGGATTTTTTTAATGTAAATAACCCGGAGTTTTATAATCTTTATATGTGGTTGCACAGGAAAAGCGGAAACGTTGAACCGGCATCACAAGTGACAAGTTATACGTCGCCAATTACAGGGTGGTCAGTAGTTAACCCTGTTGCGGTTATACCGTCGGGACAGGGGTTTTATATTCCTAGCCTTTATGTAAATCAGCCCAATGGAATAACGAATTGGGAAGTAGAGTTTACGACGGCCAATACAACAGACCCGTACAGGCTTGTAATTTCATTAAATGGTACGGTTATTTATACGTCGCCTTTTACAGTTACCGGCTCTTTTACGTTTAATCAAAACCCTCAATTAGTTGGGGACGGTCAGTATGTTATAAGCGTTCAGCATTCAGAAGTTATTACGTTTTCAAGCGTTGAGATTAGGGTTATAGGATTTGTTTCAACTCCGCAGGCAGTTCCTTATACAGACACTTTATTTTTAAATCAAGCGTTTACAGTTCAAAAACAATTTACATTTGTAGTTTCAGAGCAAATACCTGATGTAACAATAATGTCTTTCTTAACAGGGCTGTTTAAGGCATTTAATTTGGTTGCCTATGTAAATGATACCGGGACAATAATAGTAAGGCCTCTAGATGCAAAATTAGGCACAGCAGACTATAGTTATTATACCTCCGCAGATATTGACGGAAACGATGCGCCGGTAAAATACGATATATCACAATTTGTAGATGTTACAAAAAGTCAAGTAAATGCTGCTTTACCTTATAAGGAAATTCTTTACAAATATGACGGCCTCGGAACTTACCTTGCAAAACAGCACGAGCAATTATCCGGCTCCGGTTGGGGAACATTAAAATATATCGGCGGTACAAATTCAGACGGAACAGGAGGTCAAAATTATAATGCTTCAACACAAGTTTACAGAGTTTCAGTACCATTTGAGCATATGAAATTTGAGCGTTTAATAGATGCGGACAATAGCAATCTTACGACGGTGCAATGGGGTTATTCTGTAAATGAAAGTCAACAGGCTTATATTGGTTTACCTCTTATATTTTACGCAGAATTTATACCTGTTGATATTGGTACGAATACTAGAATTAGCTTTATGGAAAGCGAAACTACAAAGTTTCGTTTAGACTCTTATTACGTTCCGTCGAATAGTTTAAATTTAGACTTAACGCAGGGCGGAGAAAATATACACTTTAATCTTGAATTAAACGAGTGGACGGGAGGTAGTGGTTTTAACGAAACCCTATTTAATAACTTTCATAGTGAGTACATAATTGCAGTATTTAATGAGAGCAGGAGAATAACAAAAGTAGATGCTTATTTGCCTTTAAGAATTTTATATAATTTCAAGCTAAACGATATTTTTACAATAATAGATAGGGAGTATATTATAAATTCAATTACTACAAATTTACAGACCGGTAAAAGCTCAATGGAATTATTAAACAGAGTTTATAAAAACGGTCAAGGTGGAGTTAACCCTCCTCCGACCTTATTACCTCCTAGTAATTTAAGAGTAACAGGAACGACGCAAAGTTCAATTTCTGTGGCTTGGGATTTACCTGCTTCACAGGTAGACAACTTTCAAATAGACTTACAACAAGCTCCATTCACAACAGTAAGCGGAACGACCACGTCTTACACGTTTAATAATTTGCAAGGTCAAACCATTTATAGGATTGGAATAGCCTCTATTTTACAAGGCCAATATTCGCAAACTGTTTTTATAGACGTACCATTATAAAAAATTAATTATGATAAAAAATATAATAGATTTACTTCAAGTAGTAAATGGAGAAACAGAAAACATAAGAATTGCACAAGGGAAAAATGCTTTACCTAAAGATTTTAAAGGGGCTGTGAAATTAATAAAAAAACAATTTAAAAATGGTAGTAAAAGAATATAGCTTAAAGGTTGATACTGCAACTGCTCAAAAAAATGTCGACGAGTTAAACAGTTCTTTTGAGGCTCAAACTGAACTAATTGATGAACTTGAAAATGACTTATTTGATTATGAAAAGGCATTAAAAAAGACATCAAAAACTAATTTAGCTGCTAGGGAAAGCCTAAACAAAAAAATACAAAAGACAAAGGACGCTTTAAAGGACGAAAAAAAAGGACTAAAGGACGTTACTAAGGAACGCAAAAAGGCAAATGAATCACTAAAGGAAGCAGAAGAAAATGCTGCTGACTACAGCGGAGTTTTAGGAGTAATAGATTCTAAGACCGGCGGCCTTATTTCGGGCTTTACCGGAATGACTAAAACAATAGGCGGTGCAACAAAAGGTTTCAACCTTATGAAAGTCGCTATTATTGGAACAGGAATTGGCGCATTACTAATTGCATTAACATCATTATCAGCTGCCTTTACATCTTCAGAAAAGGGGCAAAATAAGTGGAATAAAATAATGGGTATTATCGGGGCAACAGTTTCCGTATTTACAGACCGTTTAGCTACACTAGGGGACGGCTTAATTAATTTATTTACTAGCCCGGTAGAAACGCTTAAAAACTTTGGGAAAAGCGTTAAGGAATTTGTAATGGATAAAATTGATGCTGCTGTTGAAAGTCTTGGTTTTATGGGTTCTGCAATAAGCAAACTTTTTTCAGGAGATTTTTCGGGTGCGCTAGAAGATGCCGGGAAAGGTATTGTAGGATTGAATAGGGCTTTAAATCCTGCCGTTATAATTACGGAAGCTTTAATTGATAGCACAAAAGAACTTACTAAAGAAATACTAGAAGAGGGAAAAGCGGCTTCAAAAATTGCAGACCAAAGGGCAACAGCTGATAAATTAGACAGGCAGTTAATTATTGATAGGGCTATTGCAAATAAAGAAAGAGCAGACCTACTACAAAAGGCCGTTGATAAAGAAAAATTTACTCTTCAGGAAAGAATAGGCTTTTTAACTTTAGCAGGACAAAAAGAAGATGAAATAACCGCCAAAGAAATACAAGCAGCCAATTTAAGATTAGAGGCAAAAATTGCAGAAAATGCTTTAGGAAATTCTACAAAAGAGGATTTAGAAGAAGAAGCTAATTTAAGAGCAAATCTTATAAATTTAGAAACTGCAAAATTAGCAAAAGCTAAAGAGGTTACAAGTCAAATAATTGCCTTAAATGCTGAAGCAGCAGCAGAAGAACAAAGGTTAAAAGACGAGAAAAAGTTAAAAGACGATGAAGCGCAGGCAGCAGAGGATTTAAAAGCTGCTGAATTAAAAGCTTTAAAAGAGGAAATAAAAAACGCTGAAGCGGTTACTGAAGATGAACGCAGGGCGTTAGAAATTGAAAAGGTAGGTAAACACTATGACAAACTAATCGCAGAGGCTAAGAGGCTAGGATTGGAAACTGCCGGTTTAGAAAAAGCAAAGAATAATGCTTTAAATAAATTCAGTAAAGAAAACTCTAAAAACGAGATTAAGTGGGACGAAATGACCTCAAAGGAAAAAGGCAAAATTGCTGCCGACGGCCTTAATAATCTTGCATCAATATTGGGAGAAGAAACCGCAGCAGGAAAAGCAGCCGCAATAGCAGCAGCAACAATAAGCACATTTCAATCAGCAACAGATTCCTATAAATCTCTAGCAGGGATTCCAATAATAGGACCTGCATTGGGATTTGCCGCAGCCGGTGCAGCAGTTGTATCAGGATTTGCACAGGTTAAATCTATTACAAAAACTAAAGTACCTACACTAGCAGGAAAAACAGCACCGTCGGCAGGTTCAGGAGCTACACCCTCTGCGCCGTCATTGGGGACTGCTCCAACAATACCGTCTTTACCTCCTGCATTTAATGCGGTTGGCTCTTCGGACACAAACCAACTTGCAGATGCAATAGGCGGTCAATCACAGCAGCCTGTTCAGGCCTATGTAGTTTCCAACGATATATCAACTGCACAAGAATTAGACAGAAATATTGTTCAGGGCGCAACAATAGGATAAATACAAAAAATAATAAAATAAACGTTATAATAATATGAGAATAGTAGAACTAATATTAGACGAGGAACAAGAAGAAAGCGGAATTGAAGCAATTTCAATCGTTGAAAGCCCGGCCATAGAATCAGACTTTGTTGCCTTAAAAGGCGAGGAAATAAAACTAGCAGAAGTTGACAAAGAAAAAAGAATTTTACTAGGGGCTTTATTAATACCAAACAAACCAATTTATAGAAAAGGAAAAGAGGGAGATTATTATATATTTTTTTCAAAAGATACTATTTCTAAGGCCTCTCAAATGTATCTAAGAAATGGCAGACAAAATAATTCTACCTTAGAACACTCTAAAGACTTAAAAGGTTTGACTTTGGTTGAAAGTTGGATTGTTGAAGACGAGGTACAAGACAAATCTAGGAAATACGGATTGAACGTACCTGTTGGAACGTGGATGGGTGCAGTAAAAGTTAACAATGAAGAAATTTGGCAAGAATATGTTAAGACAAATAAAGTTAGGGGTTTTTCTATTGAGGGCTACTTTGCGGATAAAATGGAATCACCTAAAGAAGAGATTAAAGAAGATATGTCAAGTCAAAATGATAAGGAGACTTTACTAAAAATAATTGAAATTTTAAAAAATGAATAGAAACAATACAAAAAATAAAGGTATTTACATAGGTAGTAGGACAAGCCCTAAAGGCAGTTCTAGAGCCTGTTTGTGTTGGGACGCTAATACCTACTCTAGAAGTTGTTGCGATGGCTCTATTCAAGCGCAAGGCATAGGAAATATTACAGAATCAAATTGAAAATGCAAAATTAAAATTAATAATCGTTATATAAGTAATTATGAAATCAACCGAAATGTTAAACCAAATTAAAACGCTTCTAAATATTGAAGTAAAACTTGAAGAAACCAAGCTAGAAAATGGAACTGTAGTTACTGCAGAATCATTTGAAAAAGGCAAGGAAATCTTTATAGTAACAGACGACGAAAAAGTCGCTTTACCTGTTGGCGAGTATTTGCTAGAGGACGGCAGATTAATAGTAGTCGAAGAAGAGGGAACTATTGCAGATATTAGAGAAGTTTCTGACGAAGCACCTGCAAAAGAAGAGGAAACAAAAGAAGAGGAAGAGACAGAGGATTTAGAAGAAGAGGAAAAAGAAAAGGCAGATGTTGCAGATTGGCAGGGAATGGAAAAAAGAATCCAAAACCTAGAAGATGCTATTGCAGATTTAAAAGCTGACAAGGAAAGCAAAATGCAAGAAGAAGAAATGTCAAATGTAGCACAAGCACCTTTGAAATCTAGAACAGTAAAAGAAGAATTTTCAGAAGAATTACCTGAACAGGTACAAGCTGAATTATCTAAAGCTGCTGCAAAACCAATAAAGCACAATCCTGAAGCAGAAACAAAAAAAATAAAAAGGGTTGAATTTGGAAAAGGGAAGTTTGAAACAACTTTGGATAAAGTAATGGCACATATAAGTAAAATTAAAAATTAAAATAAAAAAAAATGAGTAACTTAAAAAAAGTTGATTTAGCAACTACAACTAACATCACTACGACTTACGCAGGAGAGTTCGCAGGCGAGTATATCGCTGCTGCTCTTTTAAAAGCATCTACTATCGACGACGGTGGTATTTCTGTAAAATCAAATATTTCTTATAAAGAAGTAATTAAAAAATTAGCAACAGGAGATTTAGTAACTGCTGCCGGGTGCGATTTTGTACCTAACAGTTCAGTAACTTTAACTGAAAGAATTATTGAGCCAAAAGAATTGCAAGTAAACTTACAGTTATGTAAAAGTGACTTTGTTAAGGATTGGGAATCTCAACAAATGGGCTTCGGTTTAGGTCAAACTTTACCGCCTAAATTTTCTGACTTTTTAATTGGACACGTTGCAGCTTCAGTAGCACAAAACACAGAATTTAATATTTGGCAAGGAGATACTGCAGGAGCAACTTATACGTCTTTTGACGGATTTGAAAAGTTAATCGCTGCTGCTGTAACTGCCGGGGATATTCCTGCGAACCAAGCTTTGGTATCAGTACCATTAACTGCTGCTAATATCATTGAAAAATTATCTGACGTTGTTTCAGAAATTCCTAACCAAGTTTATGGAAAAGAAGATTTATTTTTATATATTTCTTCTAAAGCTGCGAAGCTTTATGTTCAGGCTTTAGGTGGTTTCGGAGCAAATGGTTTGGGAGCAAATGGTGTTAACGGAATGGGGACGCAATGGTGGAACAATGGTTCACTAACTGTGAACGGAGTTAAGATTTTTGTTTCTCCGGGATTGTCTGACGACAAAATTTATGCTGCTCAAAAAGGAAACCTTTATTTTGGAACAGGTTTATTGAATAATACTCAAGAAGTTAAGGTTTTGGATATGGGCGATTTGGACGCTTCAAACAATGTAAGAATGGTAATGCGTTTTACAAGTGGAACTCAATTTGGAATTGCTGAAGATATAGTTTCTTTCGCATAATTAATTAATTAACCATAAAATCAAGGTAGGTAGAAATTTATCTACTTACCTTTTTTTTTTAAAAAAATAAAAACAATGTCTTGTATTTTAACAACCGGAAGAATCATACCTTGTAAAGCTGCCTTTGGTGGAATTAAAAGGGCTTACTTTGCTAACTATGGCTCTATTGACGATATAATCGTTGACCCAATAACTAAAGAGGCTACTATTGACCCGAATAGCCCTGTACCAAAATGGTATCAATACGACGTAAAAGGAAATTCAAGTTTAGAAACTACTGTGACAAGTAGTAGAGAAAACGGAACTACTTTTTACACGCAAACTTTAAATTTAACTTTAACTTATTTAGATGCTAAAACGCAGGCGGAATTGCAAACTCTTGCAGTTTCTAGGCCTTATGTAGTGGTTGAAGATTATTACGGAAACTTATTCCTTTGTGGATATGAAAATGGAATGGAATTAACCGGTGGAACTGTTGTTACAGGAGCAGCAGCCGGAGACCTTTCAGGTTTCACTTTAACGTTTGAGGGAATGGAAGAAGTAGCACCTTATTTCTTAACAGGTTCTTTTAACCCACAAAGTGAGCAGATAGACCCACAGGCTTAATATAGTTAATCGCTTTATTATACCCTTTTGCGTATAATGTTGGTTATTTTAATCATTTTATACCCTTTTGCGTATAATGGGCAACAAGACTAACAAAGCTACTAGATTTGATATATTTATGGGGGTATAAAAATTATTTTATTTAGTTGAAATTAGCGTTCTTTTTTAGGGACGCTTTTTTTTGTAATAATGATTTTACAAATTAAAGTTTTTTTTTCGTTATACTAACAATGATTATACTAACTACATCAGCAGCTGCTCAATCAATTTCGGTTATTCCTAGAATCTATTTATCTACTTTTGATTTATTAATCAGGGACGATAGTACAAACGTACAGGAAACTTATAATATTACAAATGCAGTAATTTCAGGCAATTATTTAAACTTTAGTAATATATTTAACCCTATATTAACTGAAAATCATTTTTACGATTTAATACTTACTAGCGAATCGCTTGGGGTTATATTTAAAGATAGAATTTTCTGTACAGACCAAGATATAGACCAATTAAATAATGACTATTTCAACTTAAATGAAAATGAATATTTAAGTTATAACGGTCACGATAATACTTATAAAGTAAGATGAAACGATTAAGAAATAACAAGGGGCAATTTGCAAAAAAATCAAAGACATCAGAATTTGGATTTGTAAATTTAAGTACATACACTAGCCCGGAAATTAAAGAGGTATCAGGAAAAGACTATATTGAATACGGCGCAGACAATAATTACTTTCAATATCTAATTGACAGATATAATGGAAGCCCTACGAATAACGCTGCAATAAACGGCATCAGTCAAGCTATTTACGGAAAAGGGCTAAACGCTACTAATTCAAGTCAAAAGCCAAACGAGTACGCTCAAATGGTTTCTTTGTTCAAAAAAGACGTAGTCAGGAAACTTTGCTATGATTTGAAATTAATGGGGCAATGTGCGATTCAGGTTATTTATTCTAAGGACAGGAAAACTATTGCACAGTTAGAGCATATCCCGGTTGAAACTTTAAGGGCGGAAAAATGCAATGAGGACGGAGAAGTACCTGCATATTATTATTTCAAAGATTGGGCAAATATAAAAAGGAATGACGACCCTTTAAAAATACCGGCTTTTGGTTTGTCAAAGGAAAGTATTGAGATTTTATACATACAGCCATATAAGGCCGGATTTTATTACTATTCGCCTGTTGATTATCAAGGGGGGTTACAGTACGCAGAACTAGAAGAAGAGGTTTCAAATTACCATTTAAACAATATTTTAAACGGTTTAAGCCCTAGTATGTTAATCAATTTCAATAATGGTACACCAAACCAACAGGAAAGACAATTAATAGAAAATAAAATAGCTCAAAAATTTAGTGGAAGCAGTAATGCAGGGAAATTCATTTTAGCTTTTAATGACAATAAAGAAAGTCAAGCAGAAATTACACCTGTGCAATTAAGCGACGCTCACAATCAATACCAATTTTTAAGCGAGGAATCAACTAAAAAAATAATGGTTTCTCACAGGATTGTTTCGCCTATGCTTTTAGGAATAAAAGACCAATCAGGTTTAGGAAATAATGCAGACGAAATAAAGACTGCTAGTTTATTAATGGATAACACCGTTATAAGGCCTTTTCAGGAACTTTTAATTGATAATTTTGATAAGATACTAGCTTACAATAATATTAGCTTAAATCTATACTTTACGACCTTACAGCCGTTAGAATTTACAGAAGTAGACCAAAGCATTCAAGACAAAGAAACTATTGAAGAAGAAACAGGGGTTGAAATGCAAAAATTTAATCTCAAAAAAATTGACGGAAAACAAGCGTACGAAACAAAAGAGGAAGCGGAAAAGGTAGCGAAAGAAATGGGCTGCGTTGGTTCACACGAACACGAAATTGAAGGAATTACCTATTATATGCCTTGTGTAACTCACGAAGAATTGAAATCTCCCTGTTGGGACGGTTACGAGCAAAAGGGAATGAAAGAAAAAAACGGTAAAAAAGTTCCTAATTGTGTTAAGTTAGAAGAAATTAATTTAGAATCTTTTGGCGAAGATGAAGATTTAACCGAATGGGAATTAATTGATGAAAGAAAGGTTGACTATGAAACTGAAGATGCCTTAGACTTTCAAATAGGCCAATTAAACACAAAGGGAAAAAGCTTACTTTCAAAACTTTGGGAATTTGTATCTACAGGAACTGCAAGGCCAAACGCAAAAAGCAGCCAAGACGAAACGATAGACGGAACTCAATTTAAAGTACGTTACCAATATGCACCACTAAAGGCTTCTTTACAGTCAGACGATAGTAGAAGCTTTTGTCAAAAAATGGTTGCAGCTAAAAAGATATATCGAAAAGAAGATATTGAAATGATGGGCAAACAGGCAGTAAATGCCGGTTGGGGTCCTGAGGGTGCAGATACTTATTCAATTTGGTTTTACAAAGGAGGTGGAGACTGTCATCATTTTTGGATGCGGAAAACTTATATGAAAAAAGGCAAAGGGAATATTGATATTAATAGCCCACTTGCTCCAACAATAAGCGTAAACCAAGCTAGAAAAGCAGGATTTAAACCTGAAAAGAATAATGAGTTGGTGGCAAAGCTCCCAAAAGATATGCCTTATAATGGATTTCTACCAACTAATAAAAGATTTAAGTAATGGCTACACAATTATTCATAAATAGAACAGACCTTGTCAGGAACTCCATAATGGACGGTAATATTTCTACGGACAAGTTTATTCAGTTCGTAAAGATAGCGCAGGAAATAGACGTTCAGCAAATAATGGGAACAGATTTGTATAATGGTTTGTCTGCTGCAATACCAAATATAGATGACCCTATTAATGCAAGGTGGAAAACAATTTTAGATGACTATATTGTGCCAATGTTAATATGGTACTCACAGGCCAATTATTATCCGTTTGCTGCCTACCAAGTAAAGCAAGGCGGAGTATTTAAACACACGTCGGAAAATGCTGTTTCAGTAGATAAAAACGAAATAGATTTTTTAGTAGAAAAAGCTAGAACGAATGCAGAATGGTACTCTAGAAGATTTATTGATTTTATGAGTTTTAACCAAAGTACATATCCGGAATATACTAGCAATACAAATGACGATATTTATCCGAGTTATGATGCGACTTTTAATGGTTGGGTGCTATGAGATATAAACCAAAGGAAAAAAATATTAAAAAGTTAGAAGTTTTCTTAAAGAAAACAGAAAAGAATATTAATTCAAAAAAATTAAAAAATGGCGAAAAAAAATAATATTAGTGAGCATATAAGTTACAAAGAAGCTACTCACTCAAAATACGCTAGTCAATTTGGTATTAAAAACGTACCTAGTGAAGATATTGAAAAAAATATGAAGCTAGTTTCGGAGGAATTATTTGAGCCATTACGAGAATGGGTAAAAGCACCAATAAAAGTAAATAGTTTTTATCGTTCTGAAAAATTGAATACTGCTTTAGGAGGTAGTAAAAGGTCAAGTCATTTAACCGGTAACGCTATTGACATAACATCTTTAGGAGGAAAGACTAATCTTGAAATGTTTCACTACATAAAAGATAATCTAGACTTTGACCAATTAATTTGGGAATTTGGAACAGAGCCAAAATGGTTGCATATTTCTTACAAGTCTAAAAAAGACAATAGAAAAGAAGTTTTAGTAATTAAGAAAAAAGGAATTTATTACCGTTATGCCGATACCGAATAAAAAAATAGGAGAAAAGCAAAAAGACTTTATGATGCGATGCGTTCCACAGGTAATGCAGAATCACGAAAAGTCTCAGGCGATAGCAATTTGTTACAAGTCTTTTGAGGGTAATATGATTAACCTTGAAACTTATAATGACTATCCGGAAAGTGCAAAAAATAACGCTAAGAAAGTTTTAAAATGGAGGGAAAAATACGGCAGCGAAGTAAAAGGAATGACTAGAACAGGTTGGGTTCGTGCAAATCAATTAGCAAACGGAAAAAATATAAGCAGGGAAACAATAGCTAGAATGTCTGCATTTCAAAGACATAAAAAAAATTCTGCAGTAGCTCCTGAAAACAAAAGTACACCGTGGAAAGACAATGGATATGTAGCTTGGCTAGGTTGGGGCGGAACGTCCGGTATTAATTGGGCTTCTAAGAAGTTAAAATCAATAGATAAAAAATGACAAACGATTATAGAACCCTAGCTTTAAATGCAGGAACATTCGGAATATCAATGACAAGCATAGACGTATTTTTAAAAATCGTTTTATTAACCGTATCAATTTTATATACACTACAAAAGTGGTATTTAATGAATGAAAATAAAGACAAAGAATGATAGCAGCAATTTATGGTTCAACTTGGTGGGGAAGCCCTTTGGTTAATGGTTGGGGAAGCATTTACTATGGCCTAAAAGAATTAAACGAGCCTTTAACAGACGCAACTTTTCAAACCGCAGTAAATGATATTTTAGCTCAGGACGACGACGGAGATTATAACCTTGTCCCTTATGGTAGAATTCAAGATTGGGACGTTTCACAAGTTACTTATATGGGATATGCTTTTGACGGTAGAACAAATTTCAATGGAGATTTAGGTAAATGGGACGTTTTTAACGTAACATCTATGACAAGAATGTTCAGGGATTGTACTAGCTTTAATCAGTACATAGGGGAATGGGACGTTAGCGATAATACTAGTGTATATTTAATGTTCAGAAATGCAAGCTCGTTTAACCAAGATTTAACGTATTGGGATATTACAAATATAACTAGTTTCAACAGTATGTTTAGGGGCGCAACTTCATTCAATGGAGACGTAAGTATTTGGGACACTTCAAATGCAGATAACTTTATAAGAATGTTTACTGACTGTCCTGCCTTTAATCAAGATTTAAGTGCTTGGGATATTACAGGATTGTCTTTAGCTCCGAACGCAGGCCTTGACTTTTTAAATGCATCAACTTTATCAACTGCAAATTATGATGCAACATTAATTGGTTGGGCGGCACAAACTCCAATAAACGGTTTAATTTTTAATTTTGGTACAAGTAAATTTACATTAAGCAGCGCAGCAGAAACTGCAAGAGATACATTAATTAATACCTACGGTTGGACTATTCTTGACGGAGGTGGAATATAAATAAAATACAATGGAAAACATAGAAAAAACTTATACTACTGAAAAAACTTGGTTTATAATTTACGACGATAGCAGAAAAATTATAAGTTACGGCGATGTTAGAGCAGGTCAAGTAATTGGCACAAAATGGGACAATGTAGATTTTTTTACAACTGAAGAAGAATGGCTTAATATTTTAACTCAAAAAAATATAAACCCTTACTTAGTAGAAGATGAAGAATAAAAAAAAATTCTCTGAAACTAGAGTAGGTAAATTTCTTAAAAAGGTTGCACCGAAAATCTTTGGTGTATTGGGCGACGTTATTCCGTCTGTTGGTATTTTAAACAAGGCTAAGGCTTTAATTCAAAATGATAATAGCATAACGGCAGAAGATAAAGAAATTGCTTTAGAACTACTTAAAATTGATACAATAGAAATTCAGGAAATTACTAAGCGGTGGGAATCAGATAACCTTTCAGATAGTTGGCTTTCAAAAAATACAAGGCCAATTACATTGATATTTTTAACCTTGTCTATGACAATTTTAATAGTATTAGATTCTTTGAATATAGAGTTTTCTGTTGGTAGTGAATGGGTTGACCTACTTAAATCACTTTTAATTACAGTTTATGTTGCTTATTTTGGTAGCAGGGGCGTTGAAAAATTTAAGTCTTTGGGAAGATAAAGGGAGTTGAATAATAGCCCTATATTCTTATTTTTATTTTATATTTATATTCACTTATAGTTATAACTATTTTACTATTATAATTTTATGTATTTTTATTTTAATATTATTTTTTAAATATATTTATATATATTTGAATAATATGCTTTAATAAAAAAATGCTAAGTTTATATTTTTATTCCACAAGAAAAAACAATTTTAGTAAAATTTTAAAAATATTGAAATCTAATAAAAAAATAAGCAGGTCAAAAATAGTTAAAAAGCTAGATGCAATATTTAGTCAATATATTAGACTTAAAGATTCAGTAAATGAAAAGGCGACTTGTTTTACTTGCGGAAAAGTAGACCATTGGAAAAAGCTACAAAACGGACATTTTCAATCTAGAAAGCATTATTCAACTAGGTGGGACGAAATTAATTGTCAAGTGCAATGTGCCGGGTGCAATGTTTTTAAATATGGAGAGCAGTACAAATTTTCTGTAAACCTAGACGCAAAATACGGTCAAGGAACTGCAGAAAGGCTAAGTATTAAAGCACAGCAAATAATTAAATTATCTAACTTTGAACTAGAAGAAATGATAAAAGAATATAAAACTTTTGTAGATTCATATTAAATGACTACATTTGAACGTTCTGTTTACCAAACGAGAAAAGGGGTTGAATTAATTTTCACCCTTTTTTTTTGTTTTTTATTTCTCTATTAATATTTTTTTACTACATTTGTATTGCAAACAAATACAAATTAATTTAAAATTAGGTAAAATGGACGCAATTATTTGGAAAGACAAGACAGTAACTTACAAAAACAAAAGCAACAAAGTAGTAACAGAGGAATTAAAAAAGTATGACGGGAACAAGGGCTTTATAATGCCACAATCATATTTAGATGCCTTAAAAAGTTTAAAAAAATAATAATTTAAAAAGCAAAATTATGAGGCAAAAAACACAATTTGAAAAAGACCTAGATTTGTCAATGTCAATTAATGGTAAACAATCGTCTAGAGGCTATTATAATCTAATTGTTAGTATTAGGGACGTAAAACTTTTTAGCGGAGGCTTGAAGCCTCACAGGCATTGGAGATTAAAAGATGTTAAATGGTATTTTGGCTTAAAAGGAAATACTGAAAAAGTATTACTAGGCTTAGAAGATTATCTTTCAATTTTAAAAAAATAATTAATATTAATAAACCGGGCTATAACTTAAATTTTTATAGCCCACAAAACCCGATAAAAATGGTAACAGAACAATTAAATAATTTTAAGTATATTATAAAAGATAATTTGAATACTTATATTAAAATGGTGGATAATTTAGATGAAGTTCACAAAGTTTTGAATAAACTATCGTATCAATTTAA